TTAAGAGACGGCCAACAAGGGAAGAGCCAAGCGCTCCGAAACGAGACAGCACCAGATTGAGGCCGCCAGCTTTCAATCGCACTCGGTCAAATCGCCATTCCCGGCCTTGTGGGTATGGCATGTCGCCGGGCCTGCCCGCTCCCGTGCGCAAGCGCAAAGCGCGAAAGCAAGGAGCGACAAGGCGACGATGATTCTCACTGGACGGAACGGCATGGGAGCGCGCGGCGGCTGATTGGCGGACATGTCCGCCAGTTGGCGGTGCCTGAGCCGGTTTCGTCAGAACGCGCCAGTGCGGGCGGCCAAGCCGCTTCTCGCAAAACCGAGATCAAAGAGAAGAATGGTCGGAGCGAGAGGATTCGAACCTCCGACCCCTTGTCCCCCAGCGTTAGACGCACAGGTCCAGTTTCCAATGAGTAACAAACGCTTCCGTCCTTATGTTCACCGCCGACGGGACTTTCGTCGGGAAACCCAGTCGCTGATCGGTTCCTAGGTCAGTCGGTGAACCGCCAATACTCCGGTTTATTGGGGGCATTCTCCGGCATCGCGCGGATCTCCGTCAGGCGCTTGTTAGGCGGCCGGATCCCTGACAAGAGCAGTCTCAGGTCGTTCATCAGCGCTCGCTTTTCAGCGAAGGTCGAATGGTTCAGCCCGAGCATCTCCTCACCGAGGACTGTCGCATCGATCGACTGGACACCATCTGCGAGGACCGGCTTGCCGCCGAACAGGTCACCCGCGCGAGGTGCGCTAGCCAGTGTGCGGGATGCGACAAGAGCCCTGTCTGCGGCCGACGCGTAAAGAGTTATGCCCTTGGTCAGAGAGCGGACGCCCTCAACATTCTGCAGAAACTGATCGCGATCAACGTCCGGCGCCGCCATGATCAGTTCATTTACCTGCGGAGGATTCGAGCGACCAACCTGTCCCGCAAGGGCATCGGTGACGAGAAAATTGCCCATGCTGTGGGCGAGAATGTTCACCTTTTTTACCTGCACGTCGCTCTGCAAGAGCCGCAGCAGATCGATGAAGTGCTTTCGCGCATGCAGCGCGCTCTCGCCATCATATCGGTAATCAAGCACGCCACCCTTGCTTGGCCACGAAAAGAGGACGGCGAGACCTTCGTACTGAACATCGAAGATGATCTGCGAAGTCCGCAAAATCGCTTCCTCAAACTCAACGTTGAATCCATGTACAAAAATCAAGGCTTCTTCGCTGTTGGACGCTGCCTTCGCTAGTTCGAGCCAGCGCTCCTTGTTCAAAGTCGAGATATTCTGGATTTGAAAGTGCTTTTTCTTGTCGAAATTTTCCCCACCAAACTTGACGCCGAAGAGGGTATAACCTGTGTCGGGAAGCTCGATCCGTCCGACTTTGTGATCCTCGGGCACCCTCACTCGGGCGGCCCCCAGAGTCAGCCATTCCTGCCGCCCGTAGCCAAATTTCGTCGTCTTCTTGGCGTCGGGACGGGTTCGATTTGTCGCGAATAGAAATTCGGTCAGACGGGGATCAAAAACACTGGAGACCTGCCCGGATGCCGCTTTCGCAAATTCGCTAGCCTCCGAGTCATCACCAGGGCCAGCACTTGCTGGGCGCGTGGGCGGCAGAGGAACCTTAACTAGTGTGGGCTTGTCGTCCGCGGCACTTCCGGGCGCGAACGCCAATGCCGTCGTCGGGATCGGCGCGCTACCCGAGGCGGTTGCGGTGTCAAACGAACGCCTTTGGGAAGGGCGCACTACCTGCGAGCCGATGACAATCAAATTCCCGGTAAACAACACATCAGAAACAGTACAAACGTCTATGTCACTAAAAATATATTCCGCCAGCAAAGTTCTAATCTTAAAATTGGTTTTACAGTTATCGACTTTTATTGTGAAGTAGTCCAATTTATTGCGACGATCTAATTTAATTAATTTGCTGTCTGTCCAATCATCTTTACTTTGAGACATAGCAATAGCAATTATTACATTGGGTATCTCTTCTCTAAATTTCAACTCACCAGCTTGCGCAACACTTACGACTGAGAATGCCGCAGCTGCAATGAATGAGGAGCGTGCCTGGTAGAAATAGCGCATGGGTTCAATCCAAACTACGATTTCTATTGTGACCAGCCCGTGTAATTTTCGCAACAATAAACCTCAGATGCGCCAATCACCTGTATCACAGCTCAATTTCCTCAACGGCGCCTAACACCACGCGACGGTTGAACGGCCTTGCCTCCTTCCAATGCGGCGCGGACGTCGTCGAGCGTGACATGCGCGTAGAAGCGCGCGGTCGTGTCGATGTCGGCATGGCCAAGCAGCCGCTGCACGACCTTGAGGTTGCCGGTGCTACGCAGCAGGCGGGTGGCGCGGGTGTGGCGCGTGTCGTGGAAGCGCAGGTCGAGGTCGAGATCGGTCTTCACCTTGCGACGCCATTCTGACTTCATGCCCGAATAGGTGACGGGGTAGCGCTTGCCGCGCTCGACCAGCACCTTGCCTTCCGCTCGGCGGGTGCGGCGGGCGACATAGCAGAAGACCCATTCGCCGTCCTGGCCGGCGCTGGCGGCGAGGATCGCCTGCATCTCGCGCGTCAGCGGAATTGTGTGGTCGCGCGCGCCCTTCTGCACGACGGTGATCGTGCCGGCCGCCCGGTCGACCTGCTCCCAGCGCAGGAAGCATTCGGCGAGGCGCAAGCCGCTCGCCAGGGCAAAGCGCCAGAGATCGCGATAGCCCGGCGGCAGGGCCTCGCCGATGCTGGCTTCCTGATCTCCCTCGCGGATCTCGCGCACCAGCTCGCCGCGCTCCTCGAGGCGATGCACCTTCCAGTCCGGCTCGGCCGGCAGCGCGATCTTCCACTTCTTGCGGACATGGGTGAAGAGCTTGCGCAACAGGTCGACCGTCGAGCGGTTCACCGTCGCATTCGAGACGAGCGGCACCGGGCTGCCGTCCTTCAGCGTCTTGCGGCCCTTGACGGTCTGCCCCCGGCGCCAGGCGATGAAGCCGGCGAGATCGACGTCGGCGATCTCGTCGATCCGCCTGCCCTCGCCGAAGAAGCCCATGGCGCGGCGCATGTCGGTCCAGGTGGTGTCGGCGCCGGCATGGTGCTGTCCGGCCTCGGTCCAGTAGCGCTCGGCGGCGGCTTTCAGCGTGAGCGGGGCTTCGCCCCGGAAGGCTGCGGCAGCGGCGCGCTCTTGCGCGATGACCTGCTTGGCACGTTCGCGCTCGGCAACTTCGANCCGCTCCGCTTCCCGGCGGTTCGTGGCGGCCGTTGAGGCGCAAAATCGACGGCCACCACATTGGAAGTCGATGACGTAGGTGTCCCGGCCCTTGGGCTTGTAGACGGACATTCGGTCTTCCTCCGGCGGGCGACGAAAGCAGCCAGATCGTCAGGATGGAACAGGCGGCGGGGCCGCTTCAAGCCCGAGCCCTTCAGGATGTAGCTGAGCTCGCCCCTGCGGACATAGTCGCGCAGGATCTTGGGGGAGCATTTCAGCAGGCCCATCGCTTGCGCCGGGGTGAAGAGATCGTCCGCGGTCATGGCGCTACCGCCTCGCAGACCGGCCGGTTCGCCAGCTCGAGCAGCACGTCGGCATGGCAGGGCGCGCCCGGCTTGCACCAGCAGGCGAGGTTCTTGCCGCGGATCGCGGCAAGCCCTTCCGAGCGAAGCCATTCGGGCCAAGCCCAATGCAGGCTGTTCTGGTGCAGAGTCGTAGCGAACTGGAGCTTGCCCGGCCCCATCTCGAAAGCCTGTGTCCCGCCCTGGCAGTGGCGACGGAAGGCTGCGACGGCCTGCGCCATGTCGTGGTGTACGAAGGGGTTTCCGTAGATGCCGGGCCGCGTGACCTTCACTGCTGGCAGGCCGTTGGTGGCCTGCGATATCGCCTGCAGGTCGAAGCCCTTGCGGCGAGAGAGCTGGAGGCGGACGGGCGTATGCTTTACCGTCATGTCGACCTTAGCCATGCTTCCCGCCATGACCCAACTCGATATCGATGGACGCGGCAAAACTTTCGGCTTGTGGCATCCGCGCCAAGCGCTTTTGAAGTTGCGCTGGGAATACGACATGCTTGTTGGTTTCGAGAACGACGGCGACGACCGGCATGTTTTCGCAGCATTCAACGCCGCGTCCACTGCGTGGCACTTGGCAGAATGGACTTGGCATACCCTTCCGCAGCTGGAGAGCCCGCCTAAGAACTTTGCCCGTATGAAAGATTTTTACGCCGATTGCCTCACCGGCTTCCCCGAGTTGGATCTGTGTCGCCAGATCGCTAATGGCGGCAAGCATTTCAGACTGGAAGGACGCCACGATATCGGAGTGCGGACTAGTACGATGTACATGCTCAAATATAGACGAGACCAGAACGGAAAGATCGAGTTCGTGGCTCCAGCTGGAAATAAACACGAGCAGCGGCTGGCGGTTTCCTGCAGCGGAAAAATTGTCAAAGTCCGAACCCTGATCGCGGATGCGGCTGCCTACTGGGATGAACGTCTGACTAGGCTCGGTTATAAGCAGTATTTTTAGCCTCTCGGACGCCGTGTCGCTGTAGTATCTCATCGCCTACCCTCCGGCATCGCGTCGTGCTGGACGCCGTCGAGCAGGCGGCCGGCCCGCTTCTTTCCGACGCGGTAGACCGCTGCCCGGTCCTGCTCCGGCAGGCCTTCATGAGTCGCGGCCGGATCGGTGAAGCTCGCCAACGGGGCGAACTCCCCCCATTGCTTGAAGAAGAACGCCGTGCCTGCTGCGGCGCACTGGTCGCGGATCTGGCGCGCCCAGTCGGGATGCATCGGCCGCGCCTCGCGGCCGCTCTCGCCGCCGACGATGATCCAGTCGATTCCGGAGCGAAGCGTCACGTCGCAGCCGTCGGACGGCCACCAATGGAGCGGGCATTGCTGATCGCTCCACAACGGCATGGGTTCCGGACAAAGCGGGTCATTCTTGAAGAGCTTGAACGGCGTGTTCTCGCACTCGCTGCAGACGCGATGATTGCGGAAATCGATCGGCCCGAGCAGCGGCTCGGCGCTGACGAAGCGGATCGCCGCCGGCGTCGCCAGTAGATCGGGGATGCGTTCGTCGGCGCGGCGTTGATCCTCGGCGCTGACGCCGAGCCAGACGTTCGGCAGCGGAAAAGGCCTGTCCTCGGCGCGGCGCCACTGCTCCGCATCGACGCCGGGCGGCTGCAGGCGAAGCGCGTTGAGAAAGATGATGCTCCCAAGCCGCGCCGGCGTCCCAGTCAGATAAGCCCGCATCCGCGCGCTGCGCTTGGTCAGCACCTGGTAGGTGTGGTGCGGCGTCAGCNCCATGACGGCGAAGACGCGGTCGATCCACTCGTCGGGCACGAAGTCGGCGAAGAGGTCCGTCATCGAGCAGACGAAGATCATCCGCGGCTTCTTCCAGCGCAGCGGCGCGAGCAGCATCTGCTCGTCAAGGAAGAGCTCAACTTCGTCCGCGTGCCCGGGCTTGAACGGCAGCCCGGTGCCGAGGCGCTTGTTCATGCCCTCGGCATAGCAATGGACGCAGCCGGGCGTGGCGTGGGTGCAGTGCCAGCCGACCTTGCCGGTGGCCTTGTGCTTCGCCCTGATCGGCGTCCAGGTCGCATCGGTCCATTCGACGTTGCTGCGGTCAGCCATGAGGGGCTCCGTCACGTCGCCATGGGCGTCGGCATAGCGATGGGGCTCGGGCACGGGCCTGGACCTGGGCCGGTCGAAGAGACGGGCCACGCCGAAGCCGGCGCCGGCAGCGAGCAGCAGGATGAAGCCGAGCGCCGGATCGAGCGGCGGCAACGCGGCGTCGAGCCAGGCGATCATTGGCTCGCTTCCTGTCGCTCGATCGCAAGCCGTTCGCCGGCGGTGATGCAGAAATTGCAGACCGCTTCGTCGCCGATCCCGTACGCGCTCGACGCATCGCATTCGTCGTTGCAGCGGCAACAGGTGTGCCCGAGCCCGGCTCTGATCCAATCGCCGGGGGTCGGCTTGGCGACATGATCGAATTCCGGCGCGCGGCTCGCCTCGGCGTAGCCGAACATGCAGGCTTCACACATGCCGCACTTGCCGTCCGGCTCGGGATCTTCGCAGCCTTCACCATAGCCTTCATCGGCGAGCCAGCGGGCGATTGCCTTGTCGGCGCTCTCGGCGCGAACGATCCGCCAGTTCCATTGCTCGGGCGTGCCGACGACCCATGCCGGGAGCGTTGGCGCGGCTGCCGGAGCGGCGACGGTCGGGACCGTCGGAAGTGCAGCCGCACCCGCGGTGACAGTTGCAGCCGCCAATAGGAAACGACGTGTGATCATTGGTCTGCCTCCGAGCCGAAGGCCTGCCGCTCAAGATAGCGCAGGCGCTCGTCCATGCCCTTGAGGAAGCGCCGGACGGTGTCGCGCGGCGCGGCTCTCTCGACCTCGCCGATCATGTCGAGCGCGTCGCTGGCCCAGCCGGCCGCCTCCTTGGCGATACGGCTCGCGGCCTGCGCCAAGCGCGCCTGGCTGATGGAGGAAGGGCCGAGGGCGCGGACCCCTTCGGGGTGCCGATCAGCCGGCCGCGGGCCACCTATCCCGGCCGCGCCCTCGGAGCCGGCAGGCGGACCTTCGCCCGCGCCGGATCCTGCAATCTCGATATGCCCGACGATCAGACCCTGATCCTCGCCGGCCGGATGGCGCAGGGCGGGCATGGCGGCCTTGCCGGCGCCGACCCAGCCGAGCGCCTCCCAGCCGTTCGTGTCGTGCCAGCGCAGCAGATAGAGGCTGCCCTGCGCATCCCGGCCGATGAAGGCGCTGGTGGCGCCGGCGGGCGGCAGGCCGGGCGCAAGCGTAGCGTGATAGGGGCGCATCAAAGCTCATCCCGCGTGGGAATGAGCCCAGCGTCCGCATCAGCAATGCGCTGCTCGATCGCCCTGCGCGCGATGGCGAGGACCTCGTCGGTCAGTTCCGGCATCTTGGCATTGGTCGCAGCGATCATGGTTCCGACCATCTGGCCGAACCATTCCGACAGTGCCGAGGCGGCAAGGCCATAGTCTTGCTGCGACGCGTTTCGTCTTCGAACCACTCGCAGTATTCGGCATGGATCGCGTTGCCGAGCCGGGCCATGCAGCGCGCATACGCNCCGTGGCTGCCGAGATGTCTGCGGATATCGTCGATGTTGGCGTGGATGTTCGGGTCAGTGCTCACGCGCTCTCTCCCACGGCCTGCAGGTAAAGATCGAGGATCGCCTCTTCTTCCTTGCGCTCGTCGAGATCGCGACGGCGCAGCGCGATGACCTTGCGCAGGATCTTGGCGTCGTAGCCGTTGCCCTTGGCCTCGGCGTAGACTTCCTTGATGTCGTCGGCGATCGTCTTCTTCTCCTCCTCCAGCCGCTCGATGCGCTGGACGATGGATTTGAGCTGGTTGTTGTCGAGGGGGTCATCCATGCCGGCGCCCTCCGGCCAGCCGGCCGTTCTGCTCGGCGGCGATGCGGGCGAGGTCGGCGATGCGCGCATCGAGCCGGCGGCGGCCGGCGAGCAGCACCTCGAGGCGCGCGGCGCGCGGCGATATCTCGTCGACGAGATGGGCCNCCTCGGCAGTCAGGGCCGCAAGCTGGCGCTCGACTTCGGCGGCGGCGTCCTCAAGCTCGGCGAGGATGCGCTCGGCGCTCGGCGGCGCCCTGCGGGCATCGGCCAGCCGCCCGCCCAGCCGGGTGTAGAGGCCGCGCCCGGCCAGCGTCTGCGTGGCGCAGGCGCGCTCCTCGCCATAGAGGCCGCGATAGGTCTGCAGCCGCGCCCAGCCGCGCGCGGCGAGCGCCTTGACGGTGACATCGCGCACCGCCTGCTCGGGAAAGGCGCGGCAGCGCCAGTGCCCGCCCTCGCCACCCTGCCGGTAGAGCGCGCCGGTGCAGAGCAGGCCGAGCGCGACGCGCTGATGCAGCGAGGGCTGCTCGGCCTGCGGCACGCCGGCCGTGAGGGCGGGCAAGGCGCCCATCAGCGGCGGGCCTTGCCGTTGCGGCGGGCGATCTGCTCCGCAGCGGGGACGCCATTGCGAGCAATGGCTTTGGCCGTCTCGAAATGCGTGGTGATCTGCTCTTCGGTGAAATCGAGCAGCAGGTCCTCACGGGTCACGTTGCCGGCGGAGGCAACGTGACTAGTGATGAAATCGGCCATGCGCCGCGCCAGCGAGGGCTCGGATTGGCGGGTGGCGGCGGGGGTGGTTGCCGACATGGGCGCGCTCCATCGGGGTTCGATGGAGTTACTAGTTGCGCAACTAGCAACTTATGTCAACGCGCTTCGTGCAACTAGTTCATGAGGCCGCGCGAGCGAAATGCGGCCTCCATTGTTCCCAAGGCCGCCAGCACGTCGGAGCACCCCTCTGTTCCAACGGAGCGTTGATGGCTGGCGCCGGACGCAATCATCTCGTCGCGCAGTGACATTGTTTTGGCGTCTCCGCCAGAGAGATGCTCAACGAGCGCTGCCTGAGCGACCATGACGGCAGCGACCCGATCCTTGGACGCGCCGCAAACAACGGCGCGCCCGAGCGTCAAGCCTGCTGACAAGGCAATCTTCAAGGTGCCAGGATCGCTTTGCGCAGCAGCACGTGGCCCGTTCGCACTAACCAGCAGGAGCGCCGCCGCTATAGCCGAAAATCTCATGCAGACCTGCGCGGGAAGGCGGTTTCGAGCGTCGCCTTGATGCGCTCGATTTCTTCACGGGAGCGACGCTCGAGGAAGCGCCTCAGCCAGTCGTCGTCCGGATGGCGAAACAGCGATTCGGGGTCGGTGTGGAACAGAGCCGCAAGCTTCTCCTGCCAGTCCGTGCCCGGCGTTGTGCCATTAAACCAGCGAGACACGACGCTTTTGTCGGCGCCGGTCTCGCGAACAATGTCGGCCTGACTGAGTCCGCGCGCCTCGGCCCAATCAGGGATGTGGTGCGGGCGTCGCGGCTNCTTGCTGCGGTGGATTTCAGTGACGTTTGGCATAGGCCGAACGCTACGCCCAGCCTGCTTGCAGGTCGTTATCCTGTTGAGCAAGGGTGAGGTTTGACTTTTGTTGCGAGTTGCGCAACTAGTCAAATCATGCGCGATACTCACCTGACCCGAACCCTTCTCAGCCGCGGCCTCCGCCTCGTCGAGTTTGCGCGCCTCGTCGGAGTCGACAAGGGCACCGTTAGCCGCTGGTCGGCCAGCCGTATCCCTGCCGAGCGTGTCATCGACATTGAAGCGGCCACTTCAATTCCCCGATCGGACTTGCGTCCGGACCTTTATCCGCCCGGTGCGGCGCCCACTCCGCCCGCCCCTGCAGACTGCCCCGTTTCCTAACCCAACGTCGCCCGCCGGCGCGATTGGTATCGCGCGGCCTGTCACGAATGAGGCCCAGATGCTCCGCCCAGATGCCGAGTTTCACCGGATCAAGGCGTCCCATAGCGACCTGATCGACCTGTGCGGCGGGCAAAAGCGCGCCGGCGGCCTGATCGAGCGCGGCCAGCAGATGATGAGCTGTGTGCAGAACCGCGAGCACGGCGCCCTATTGACCGTGCGCGGCAAGCTGGTGCTGGAGCGCGACTGCGGCAAGCCGGTGGCGACGCAGGTCGAGGCCGAGATGCTCGGCTACCGACTGGAGCGGGTTACGGCGGCGCCGGGGCCTTTGCCGGCGAATCCCTTCGCCGCCGTCGCCGCGATCAGCCAGGAATATTCCGACCTGGTCGGCAGCTTCGCCCAGCGCACCGCCGATGGCGACTTCTCCCGCGCCGACGGCGCCGCGCTCGACCGCGACCTCGGCGACCTGATCGCCCGGGCCGAGGCCTTCCGCAAGTTCATCGCGGCGCAGATGGCCGGAGGCCCGGCATGAGCGCCTGCCCCGCCTGCCGCGGGCGCGGCTTCCGCATCATCACGCAGGATGGGACGCGCCCGGCCTGCATCGGCTGCGCCGGCTCCGGCCGCCTCAACCTTCCTCCCCCTCCGGCCGCCGCGAACGCGGCCGGACACCTGCCGCCGGCCCGCGCCCCCTCCCTGACGGGCCGGCGGCCTTTCCAGTCCCGCGAAGACGTGGAGTCCCTGCAATGGCTCTGGTGAACGATGGCCGCCGTGGCGACTGGATGCAGACCTTTACCGGGCGGCAGTTCTGGCCGCTCGACCCGCGGCCTGACGAAGTCGAGATCCGCGACATCGCGCATGCTCTGGCCAACCAGTGCCGCTATGCGGGCCATTGCCGCCGCTTCTATTCGGTGGCCGAGCATAGCGTTCTGCTGGCGCGGGCCTTCGCCAACCGCGAGGAGCGCCTGTGGGCGCTGCTGCACGATGCGGCCGAGGCCTATCTCGTCGACCTGCCGCGCCCGGTGAAGCGCCATGTCGTCGGCTATCACATCGCGGAAGCGGCGGTGATGGCGGCGATCTGTCTGCGGTTCGGCCTCAAGCCGGAGATGCCGACCGCCGTCCACAATGCCGACTATCGCATCCTGCGCGACGAGCTGGAACAGAACATGTCGAGCCCGCCGGCGCCCTGGGGCGTGCAGGAGGAAGAGCCGCTCGGCGTGACCTTGCGCTTCTGGAAGCCGGACGAGGCCGAGTTCTGGTTCCTGCAGGAATTCGATTGGCTCACCGGAGGGCGCTTCGGCGTAACGCCCGCGCCCCTGCCGCGCGGCTGCAGCCTGAAGGCGGGTGCGGCCCATGGCTGAGCTGATCCGCATCGCCCTGATCCGACGCGACGGCGGCACGCAGCCGCGCGCCGCGCTCGACCCGGCCACGGTCGAGACCTATGCCGAGGCGGCGCGCGAGGGCGTGCGTTTCCCGGCGATCGGCCTCGTCTATGACGGCACCGATTACTGGCTCTGGGACGGCTTCCACCGCACCGCCGGCTTCGAGGCGGCGGGCATCGGCGAGATCGAGGCCGAGATCACCGCCGGCACGCGGCGCGACGCCGTCCTGCTCGCCGCCGGCGCCAACGCCACCCATGGCCTGCGCCGCACCAGCGACGACAAGCGCCGGGCCGTGCTGCTGCTGCTCGGCGATGCCGAATGGCGCAAATGGAGCGACCGGGAGATCGCGGACAAGGCCCGCGTCTCGCATACCTTCGTCGCCAAGCTGCGCGACCTCACTGGCAACGTTGCCAGTGAACGGACCTTCCGGACGAAGCACGGCACCGTTTCGACCATGGACACCGCCGCCATGGGCAAGCGCGCGGCCGCTGTCGCGACCATCCGCTCGCTGCCTGTCGAGGCCCTGCACCAGATCGTCCGCGAGCAGCATCAGGCCCGGCAGGACAAGAAGAAGGCGCGGCGCGAGGAACGCGAACGCGACCTCGGCGAGAAGATCGCGAGCGGCAATGCGGCCATGCTCGCGGCCGGCGCCTCCGGCAAGCGCTATGGCGTGATCCTCGCTGATCCGGAATGGCCGTTCGACGTCTATTCCGCCGAAACCGGCATGGATCGCGCGCCGGACAACCACTATCCGACCTCGTCGATCGACGCGATCGCCGCCCGCCCGGTGCCGGCGATCATGGCCGATGATTGCGCCCTGCTGCTCTGGGTGACCGGGCCGCATCTGGAAAACGGCTTCAAGATCCTGAACGCCTGGGGCTTCACCTACCGCTCGCATTGGGTCGGGGTGAAGGACCGGATCGGCACGGGCTATTGGAACCGCAACAAGCATGAGCTGCTGCTGCTCGGCATCCGCGGCAATGTGCCGGCGCCGGCGATGGGCGAGCAGTTCGACAGCGTCCAGCCCTTCCCGGTGCGCGAGCACAGCCGCAAGCCGGAATTCGCGCACCTGATCGCTGAGCACTACTGGCCAACCCTGCCCAAGATCGAGCTCAACGCCCGCGAAGCGCGCGAGACCTGGGACGTCTGGGGTGCGGAAGCGCCGGAGCTGTTTCCCCCTTCCCCTTCATCCCCTGGAGAGCCGACATGCAGTTCGTGACGGTCGAGGGCCGATCCCTCAAGCACGCCTTGAAGCCACTCGTCGACGTCATCGAACGGCGCTCGACCGTTCCGATCCTCGGCTATGTCCGGCTGGCGCTAGAGAGCGACGGGTTACGGCTTTCCGCGACCGATCTCGATATCGAGGTCGAAACCCGCTTCGACGTAATCGACGGCGACCGGGCCGGCGGCTGGAGCCTGTGCCTGCCGGCGCAGGCGCTGGCCGGCATCGCGCAGGTCGCCGGCGTCATGCCGGTGCGCATCGTGCTCGGCAGCGGCCAGGAAGCGGCGAAGACCGTGATCAGCGTCGGCGACGACGAGGTGGTCTATACGCTCGATGCGCTCCATGCGGCGGACTTCCCGACCGGAATCGTCATGCGCGGCGCACTGTTGGAGACGTTCTCCAACGGCCAGTTGGCGACGCAGCTCGACAAGGTGCGCGCGTTCATTTCAACCGAGGAGACGCGCTATTACCTCAACGGCGTGTGCTGGCATCGCGGGCCGCTCGGCTCCCGCTTCGTCGCCACCGACGGACATCGGCTCGCCTGTTGCCGCGTCAGCGCCGATCCGATCGAGCCCGTCGCACGCATCATTCCGCGCAAGGCGATTAACCTGATCAGCAAGCACATGGCAGGCCTCGACGTCCGCGTGCATGAGCGCGAAGGTGGCACAGCGCTGAGCGGCCTTGCCTTCGAGACGGACAGACTCTCGATCCGCACTAAACTGATCGACGGCGCCTATCCCGACTTCGACAAGATCCTTGCGCCCGTCGTCGAAAAATCAGGCGCCTTTGTCCTGGCGTTGAAGCGACCGGATGTTTCCGCCGCCCTGGCCCGCCTCGGCGTGTTCGGCCGCGACATTGGCCGCGCAGTTCGCTTCGATGCGCAGGATGGCCGGCTGGTTCTCGTGCGCAGCGGAGGCGACGGCGGGGCGCGGGCAAAGACGGCCTCGCCCTGGCCGGAGGGTCTCACGCCCTTCGGGCTGAACGCCGTCTATTTCGGCGACATGGTCTCCGGCTGCGCGGGCGATATCACGCTCGGCCTGTCCGCTCCGAGCGATCCGCTCCTGATCAAGGATTCCGATGCGGAGATGACCCGCGTCCTCATGCCAATGCGGGTGTGACGTGCAAGAACTGATCGTCGATTCCTTCGCCGGCGGCGGTGGCGCGTCGACCGGGATCGAGCTGGCGCTCGGCCGCTCGCCCGACATCGCCATCAATCACGATGCCGAGGCGCTGGCGCTGCACCGGATCAACCATCCGGAGACCTGGCACCTGCCGCACAATGTCTGGAAGGTCGATCCCGTCGCCGTGACCGCGGGGCGGCCTGTCGGGCTGCTCTGGGCCTCGCCGGACTGCAAGCACTTCTCCAAGGCCAAGGGCGGCAAGCCGGTGAAGCGCAACATCCGTGATCTCGCCTGGGTGGTGCCGCGCTGGGCCAAGCAGGTGCGCCCGCGCGTGATCATCCTCGAAAATGTCGAGGAGTTCCGCGACTGGGGGCCGATCTCGGCCGAGGGCGTACCCTGCAAGGAGCGCAAGGGCGACGAGTTCAAGCGCTGGTGCGCCGAGCTGAAGCGGCTGGGCTATCGCGTCGAGCATCGCGAGCTGCGCGCCTGCGACTATGGCGCGCCGACGATCCGCAAGCGCCTCTTCGTCATCGCCCGGCGCGACGGCGAAAAGATCGTCTGGCCGAAGCCGACGCATGGCCGGCCGGACGATCCCGAGGTGATCGCCGGGCGCAAGCTGCCCTGGCGCACGGCGGCGGATATCATCGACTGGTCGCTGCCCTGCCATTCGATCTTCCTCAGCCGCGAGGAAGGCCGGGCCGTCGGCGTCAACCGGCCGCTGGCGGACGCGACCATGGCGCGCATCGCCCGCGGGGNGAAACGCTATGTGATCGACGCGGCCAAGCCGTTCGTGGTGCGGACGGCTCATGGCGAGACCGGCCCGAACAGCAAGCGCTGGGGCAAGGGCGAGCATGACCTTGCCGAGCCGCTGCCTACGGCGACGGCCTCCAACGATTTCGCGCTCGCGACGCCGTTCATCACCAAGTTCCGGGCCAACAGTGTCGGCTCGAGGCTCGACGAGCCGCTGCACACGGTGACCGCCAATGGCGAGAACCGGGCGCGGCCGGGCGGCTCCGCCCCTCTGGGGCTGGTCTCTCCGATCCTCGCCGGCTGCGGCGGCCGGGCCGGCCAGTCGCGCGAGCGCTCGGCAGACGAACCGACCGCGACCGGCACGGCGAAGGCCGATGTCTGCCTGGTCGCGCCGGTCCTGACCTATGCGCAGCAGGGCGGGCTCAACCGCTCGCCGGAAGAGCCGCATTCGACGATCTGCGCCTCGGCGAAGGATCAGAACGCGCTGATCGCGGCGCATCTGATGACGATGCGCAATGCCGGCAAACCGTTCAACGGGGCGGACGAGCCGACGCATACGGTGACGGCCGGNGGCGCCGGCCTCTCGCTCGTCGCCGGCACGCTGATCCAGACCGGCTATGGCGAGCGCGAGGGCCAGGAGCCGCGCGCGCTCGACCCGGCGGCGCCGCTCGGAACCGTGGTCGCCGGCGGCGTCAAGCACGCCGCCGTCGCCGCCTTCCTGGCGCAGCACAATACCGAGCATGTCGGGGTGAAGCCCGGCCGCACGGTCGATAAGCCATTCCCGACGATAACCACCTCCGGCGGGCAGAGCACTTTGACTGCCGCCTTCCTGGCGCAACACAATACCGGCGTCGTCGGGCACGCGATGAGCGAGCCGGTCTCGACCCTGACGGCAGGCGGCCAGCGGGGCATGCCGCAGCAGGCGCTGGTCGCCTCGCATGTCCTCAACATGAAGGGGTCGGAGCGCGCCGCCAGCGGGCCGCATGAGCCCCTTCCGACGATCTGCGCGGGCACGACACATGCGGCCGAGGNGCGCGCCTTCCTGACCAAATATTACGGTACTGGCGACGGGCAGGAATGCTCCGATCCGATGCATGCCGTGGTGACGAAGGACCGCTACGGCCTCGTCACGGTCGAGATCGGCGGCGAGCCCTATGTCATCGCCGATATCGGCATGCGCATGCTGGCGCCGCGCGAGCTCTACCGGGCGCAGGGCTTCCCCGACAGCTACATCATCGACCGGGGCCTGCGCGTCGAGCCGCGCGAGGGTTTTGGCGAGGATGATGGGCCGGCCGAGGTTGTCCCGATCACCAAGACGGCGCAGGTGCGGATGTGCGGCAACAGTGTCTGCCCGCCGCTGGCGCAGGCCCTCGTCGCCGCCAACTACCAGCCGCGCGAGATCGAGCGCCCGGCGCCGCCGGCGGACATGCCGCTGTTCATGGAGGCGGCGGAGNGAACGTTCACCCCTCTCATTCTCTGTCAGCGATCGAGCTTGGTCGAAAGGTTGTTCATCATCGTGCTCAACACCCAAGCACGCTTGGCTGCGTTTACCAGGTCTTTCGGGGCCTGCTCCTGATCAATGAATGCCTGCTGGATCTTGTCCAGCGTCATACCGGCGCGACATGCTCCGATATATGCAAACAACCGCCCATATTCTTGGTGCAAGACAGTCCATTCTGCACGGTCCTCAATAGTGTCCAGCGCGGGGGCGATTTCTCCGAGCATCGCAGCCNCCTTTTGGAACGGCTCGTAGTTGATTTTCGTTGCGCGATTCTGTGCTGGGTCATCGGCAATCATGGCTTCATGGAAAAGCGCAACCGAAGCGCTCGCGAACGTGCTGATCGCTACTCTCGCCTTGGCCCGCAATCCGCGCTCAGTCGCCTCCTGCTGGCGCAATGTCGCTTGGAGTGCAGCGCGCGTCATCTCGTTCTGCTGGTTCAACCCAGCGAGCTGCTTAAGTACGAAATAGAGGCCAACAGCTCCGATCGCTCCGGAGATGATCGTCTGCACCGTTGTCTGATATCGGCTGAGCCAGAACTCGCCGCAGCTGAATGCGGGGCGGCCTTCATTGAGCTTGGCGAGATCGACACCATCGCAGAGCCGTCCGACTATGTCACCGATGACAACCCCGCCGACCGCGCAGCTCATAACGATCCCGAAGAACGCGACCGCGATCTTGTCTTCAGTCTTCATGCCCATCCCCCCGCGCGCATTCTAGCGGCGCGCTCGCATTTGGCGAGGGCGGGCGATTGGCACCTACTTCTTGTCGCCTACCGGCACGACGCTCTTAGCGAGATCCAGCAGTGTCGGCGGCGCGACGTCCTCCGATTGATGGCCCGGCAGCGGGCGGAAGACTGCGTTCAGGACAAGTGTGCGGTCGGCCTGCTCCATCTTGGCGTCCTTGTCGCCGACGAGCGCGAGATAGGTCTGAAGCATGACGCGGCGCTGATCGGCGTCGGTCTGCAGCACCATGTTCTCAGTTACAAAGCGCCCTATGAAGCGCAGCAGCCAGCCGGCAGCGATGGCGCAGATCGTAATGAGTGCCACGGTGACATAAGTGACCTCGCCGTCCGCCTTCTTCGGCAAAGAAGCCAGGAAGGCTGGGCCATGCAAATAGGCCATGCAAAGGCCAGTGCCGACGATGCCGGCCATGGCCAGGAGGCCGATCCAAAAGCCGACGCCATGCTGGATTGCCTTGCGAGCCCACAGGCGTGTGGCGCTCAGCAAAATGCCCGCCTCGGTGGCCTGCTTTCGCGCTGCCTCAATGCTGGCTTTAGCTTCGACAATAAATGCCTCGAACTCGGCGGCTCTTTGAGCGCTGGCGTCTGTAAGGTTTTTCTCCAGCACTCCCAGGCCAGCCTCACTTTCCTCCATGAGTCGCGTCCAATCGCCCGCCTGGATCAGCGCATTTCCTTTTGCCTCATTGATGGCTTCCCTCACTTCTACGGCCGCATCGCGAAAACTCTGCCGCAATTGTTGAGATTGGAAGCTCGCACGAAAATCCACGAGTGCGACGAGAACGCGAGCGTCGGAAAACAGCTTGGCTATAGCAAATCTGTCGGCATCGGAGATCAAGGTCAGGGCCTTGCCCATGAATACCCTGAATCGCGTTATTACGGCAGCGAGCACAAGCCACTCTTCCGCCTGAATAAGCTCTCGGCGACGGCCATCATCGGCTTGCAAAAGCAATGGGAAGTTCGACTCGACAACAATCAATCCATCGGATCCCGTTTTGAACTCTGGTGGATTTTCAGAAATATGCGCGTCGATAACGCCGGTTATGACCCTGTATGCACTCTCGTGCTCTCTAAAAATGGTTCGAACGCCGAGCAGTTCCATGAAGGAAGTCCAAGCCGCGCGTTGGTAAGACAGGATTTCGCGAGCATCGGCTCCACGGTCAGGCGCAAATCTTATAGTGTATTTCCCGAGGATGTCGTTGATCTGCTCAGCCGGACTGCCTTCTTCTTGATCCATTTCCTAACCTCCTCGATCCGGCGTGATGTACCCTTCGGTGAGCCGCATGACAACTCCTGCGCGAGTGCGGCATGAGCGCGGCCCTGCTCGGCCTGGCACTCAAGGCCAAGCTGCATTCGCAGACGCGCAAGATGGTGCTGATCAAGCTGGTGGATTGCTGCCAGGAGGACGGCACGCGGATCTNCCCCTCGCTCGCCACCATCGCCGAGGACGCGGAATGCTCGGTGCCGACGGCGCGGCGGGTGATGCAGACGTTCTGCCGCGTCGGCCTGCTGCGCAAGGTCAGGGACGGCGGCTCGGGCGCCAAGTCGACCAACCATTACGAGATGGACATCGACCTGCTGGCCAAGCTGCGGCGGCCCGAGATGTGGCCGGCGCTCGAAGCTGCGGCGGTGCACCAGCCGCTGACCGATTCCGACGACGATGACGAGGCGGCTGGCCATGCGCCGGACGCCGGGTCAGGCGCGCGAGAGGCGGGCAGTCCCGGCGCAAATAAGGGTATCACCGTGGAAGGGTATCACCGTGATAGCCTTCCAAATCCGGCGGAAGGGTATCACCCAGATGATACCCAACCCCTTAGTAGAAACCTTAATTATGAGAGAGAGGGTGCGCGGGAGCGCGAGGGCACGCCAGCGAGCGAGGGCGAGCCTGAGCAGGCGGATCAGCCGACGGCGACGTTGACCGAATTCCGGGCTGCGTGGCCGAACGTCCACCGCGACAGCCAGAAGGCGATCGAGGCCGCTTGGGAGGCTCTGCCCTTCACCATGCGGCGGCCCGCGATCGACGGGATCAAGCCCTTCCTCGCCGATCTTGGCCCGCGAAAGTTCCAGATCGCGGCCTCGACCTATCTGAGCGAACGGCGCTGGACGCTGCTGCCGGCACGGGCGGCCGAGCGCGCCGCCGCCGCCAACAGCGCCGTGAGGGCCTGGACCCGCGACTGGTGGCGGCTCGTGCTGTTCCGGATCATGGCCGGCCAGCGTGTCGGCTACACCGTGCAGAGCGGCCAGGCGATCACGGCGACTGCGCGCGAGCAGGAGCAGGCGCGCCAGCAGCTCGGCGAGCTTCACGCCTATCTCTGCACCGGGCCGGAGCTCGCCGCATGGCGGCCCTGGCTCGCCGCCCGCGGCGCCCGCATCCCCGACATGCGCGGTGACGCCCGCGTGTTCCTGCCATCACCGATGCCGCCCGGCGGCAAGCGGGACGCTGGCGACGATGACGTTCGGTTTTGAGGGCTGACGATGGGACGGCGGAATCCGCACAACACCAAGCCAAAGGCCGAATTCCATGGCCACTCCCGCCTTGTCGAAGAGACCAAGGTCCCGGCGCCTGTCGATCTCGACCTGTCGGCCGATTGGTTCTTGGTCTTTACCGCGCCACGCATGGAGGCGAAGGTATCGAGGGCGCTGACCGAGGCCGGTTGCAGCGTCTTCCTGCCGGCGATCCACCGCGTGATCTCGCAGCGCTATCGCAGGACCGAGCATGATATCGCGACCTATCCGCGCTATCTCTTCGTGGCAGGTGTCCCATTCCGGTGGCGCGGACGCGACTATGTCGGNGAGGACGGCGTCAGCGTGGTGACGATCGACGGGCGGCCGATCGTCGACATCCGCGATATCGATGGCGTGGTCGACGTGGTCGGCACGCCGCGCGGCTGGCTCAAGGTGCCGGGCAAGGCGATTGCCGCCGTCGCCGAGTTTCAGAACGACTATGTGCCGCCCTGTTCGAACGTGCTGCAGCCTTCGAAGGCACGGCGTCCACTGGTCGGTGGCGAGCGGGTCAACGTGATCAACGGCCCCTTCGCCACCTTCCAGGCTGTGGTTGTCGACATGATCGGCCTGGAGCGTGCCGAGGTGCTGATCGACATCTTCGGGCAGAAGACGCCGATGCAGATCGATATCGACCAGCTCGACGCGGCCTGAGTGATGAACAGCATTCCGATATCAATTGACGTGCGCCCATTGACTCCCGCAGCCCGAATCGGAATCCATGGGCGCACGGTTATTCCGGTAGTTTGATCGTCGCCTCGGCGGCTCGTATCTCACGGAACCCGCGTCAGCCTCACCCGCGACCAAGTGCGAAGCTATGTCGACCCGCTGCCCGATGGTGGCGGGTTTCATGTTTCGGCCCCTATAATCATGGGCAGGCTCAAGACGATCGGCAGCCGCGTCGCTTCGGTGGCGCCTCGCACTGCCCCGCCGCAGAAGGTGGCCGATCCGTTCTACCTCTCTGCGGAGTGGCGGCTGTTCGCCCGGGCCGTGAAGCAGGCTCGCGGCTATGTTTGCGAGAACCCAGACTGCAGGCGCGATTGCAGTCATGCGCCTCGCGGCCTGATCGCCGATCATGTCGAGGAACGACGGGACGGCGGAGCTGATTTCGACATCGCGAACGTCATGCTGCTCTGCATCNCCTGCCACAACAGCAAAACGGCGATCGAGCGGACGAAACGTCACCTTCGGGCGGTTTGAGCCCTGGGGGGCGGGTCAAAAGTCCCCGACGCGCCAACCCTTCTCACCGGCTTGGGACTCATTCGGAGTTTTTTTTCTTNGACGACGCAGATTCCAGCGGCGGAAAGAAAGAAAAGCGTCGTGGCCGTGCGGCTTTCGAGCCGACCGATGAGCAGCGCGCGACCGTCCGCCGGATGGCGTCGGATCGGCTGACGCATCCGGTCATCGCCGGTGAGATCGGCATCAGCGTGCCGACGCTGCGCAAGGTTTTCGTCGAGGAACTGAAGGACCGCGTCAGTTCGGGCGGTCTGTTCGGCGACACTGCCGATCTGATCCCGACGATGCCGCCTCCTTCGGAAAAGCCGAAGCGCCGCGGCTCGGGCGGTCGCACACCCTGGAAGCCCTCAAATGCCGATCGCGAGAAAGCGGCGGTCCTGGTCGCGTCGGGCATGGGCGTCGAGCAGCTGGCCCGGATCTTCGTCAAGACCGAGCCGACGATCCGCAAGCATTTCGCGGCGGAGCTCGACACCGGCGCCCTGCGCAAGCGGGCCGAGGTGATCGCCGCGATGCACCGCATTGCGCTGAAGGGCAACGTCGCTGCCCAAAAGGAGATGCTCGCTATCATGGACCGGGCGGACCTCACTGCGCTGCAGGATCAGGTGCGCGGCAAGGCGGCAGCCAAAGCCGAGGCGCCGGCACCCGACCCGGTCGGCAAGAAGGAACAGGCGCAACTCGACGCCCACGGCGTCGTCACGCGCGGTCCCTGGTCTGCCTTGGTAGGTCGAAAGCGCGGCTGATGTCGCTTCACTTCGCGCAACCGGGCTGGGAGAGCACGCTCCTCGCCGGGCGATCGCTCGTCCCGCTTCTGCCCCTCGACCGGCTCGAGGCGGATCGGGCGGCGGCGATTTTCGACCGGCTGCACCTGCCGGACGTGCCGGGCCAGCCGACGCTGGGCGATGCGGCCGGCGACTGGTTCCGCGATGTCGTCCGCGCCGTGTTCGGCTCGATCGACGAGGCGACCGGCATCCGCCAGGTGCCCGGCGTCTTCCTGCTGGTCCCGAAGAAGAATTCGAAGACGACGAACGGCGCGGCGCTGATGCTGACGGCCCTGCTCATGAACGAGCGGCCCAACGCAGCCTTCGCCCTGTTCGGCCCGACGCAGGAGATCGCCGACCTCGCCTTCGCCGCGGTGTCCGGCATGGTCGCCGCCGACAAGGATCTCGACACGCTGCTGCATGTGCGGGATCACCTCAAGACGGTGGTCAACCGCGTGACGGGCGCCACGCTGAAGGTCATGACCTTCGACATGAAGGTCGCGACCGGCGGCAAATATGCCGGCTGGCTTCTCGACGAGCTGCACCTGCTCGGCAAGGTCGCCTACACCTCGCGCGTCATCGGCCAGCTGCGCGGCGCCCGTGTCGCGATCCCCGAGGCTTTCGGGATCATCATCACGACGCAGTCGGACGAGCCGCCGGCCGGCGCCTTCAAGGCGGAACTGGACTACGCCCGCTCTGTCCGCGATGGCCGGGTCCAGAACGCCACGGTGCTGCCGGTCTTGTACGAGTTTCCGGAGGCGATGCAGCTCGACGCCGCTAAGCCCTGGCGCAAGGTCGAGAACTGGCCGTTCGTGCTGCCGAATCTGGGCCGCAGCGTCTCGCTGCCCGTTCTGGAGCAGGATTACGCCACGGCCCGCGAGATGGGCGACGAGGAAGAACGGCGCTGGGCCTCGCAGCACCTCAATATCCAGATCGGCCTCGCCCTGCATTCGAACCGCTGGGAAGGCGCCGACCATTGGGAGCACGCCGGCAGCAAGGCGGCGACGCTCGAGTTCATCCTGGCCGAGTGCGAGGTCTGCACGGTCGGTATCGACGGCGGCGGGCTCGACGATCTGCTTGGCCTCACCGTGCTCGGCCGCCACCGCGTGACCAAGCGCTGGTACCATTGGGGGCACGCCTGGGCCGATCGCGGCGTCAAGCTGCTCCGGAAGGAGATTGCCTCCCGGCTCGACGACTTCGAGAAGGACGGCGACCTGACCTTCGTCGACATCGCCGAGACCGTGGACGGGGCCAATGCCGACGTCGCCGGCGTCGCCGACATCGTCGAGCGCATCTTCAAGGCCGGCTTGTTGCCTGCGAAGGCCGGGATCGGCGTCGATGCGGTCGGCATCGCCGCGATCCTCGATGAGCTCTCGCTGCGCGAGATCCCCGACGATTGCATCGCGGCGGTACCGCAGGGCTACCGCCTTTCCGGCGTCATCAAGGGCGCAGCCCGCAAGCTGAAGGATGGAACCTTGAAGCACGGTGCGCGCCCGCTGATGGCCTGGGCCGTCGGCAATGCCCGTTCAGAACTGCGCGGATCGGCCGTGCTGATCACCAAGCAGGCCTCCGGCACGGCGAAGATCGATCCGCTGATTGCGCTCTTCAACGCCTTCGACCTGATGAGCCGAAACCCGACGGCTGCGGGTCCAATCGAAATCGACGCCCTGATCGGCTGATCGGAGATTTCCATGACCATCGTCCGCAAGACCGTCGCCGCCGGTGACGGGCTGGAATTCGTGTTGTCGGATGCGACCGTCGACCGGTACGGCGACGTGATCGAGGCGTCGGGCTGGGTGCTGACCTGGTTCAAGCAGAACCCGATCGCCTTGTTCAGCCATTCCGCCAGCTTCCCCATCGGCCGCTGGGAGGATGTCCGGGTCGAGGGCGGCAAGCTCCTGGCGCGGCTGGCGCTCGCGGCCGCCGGCACCAGCGCCCGCATCGACGAGCTGCGCAGCCTGGTCGAGCAAGGCATCCTGCGGGCCGTCTCGGTCGGTTTCCGGCCGATCGAATGGGACCCGATCGATCCCAAGCAGCCCTATGGCGGGCAGCTCTACAAGAAGCAGGAGCTGCTCGAATGCAGCCTGGTCAGCGTCCCCGCCAATCCGGCGGCGCTGGCGCTGGCGAAGTCGCTCCAGATCTCCGACGACACCTTGACCCTGGCCTTCGGCGAGCATGCCGGACGAGGCGATGGATTGAGGCGTCGCGGTTCCACCGGCGAGCACGCCGCTCCTCCTCCTGTCGTCAGGAACCCCACCATGAAGACCCTGTCCCAGCGCATCGAGGATGCGCAGACCGCCCTCGTCACCAAGAAGGACAAGCTGTCCGATTTGACCGCCGCCGACGCGCCCGACGTCATCGCCATCGAGGAGCTGACGGCCCAGATCGACGGCGAGGAACGCAGCCTCGCCGCGCTCAAGGCGGCCGAGCTCAAGATCGGCGCCGGCGTCGCTCCGACCGGCACCACGCCGGCCGCTCCGGCGGTGAACCGCCGCCCGCTCGGCTTCCCGCAGCGCGAGGTCGGCGGTCTCGACCTGCTGGTGCGCCGCGCCCTGATCCATGCCTGCTCGCTCTATTCCGAGCGCAGTGTCGAGCAGATCGTCGAGGAGCGTTATCCCGGCCACGAGGCAACCGCCATGGTGGCGCGCGCCGCCGCGCCGCTGGGCACGACCGGCAATGCCGGCTTCGTCGCCGAATTGCAGCAGGTCACCTATGCCGGCTTCCTCGACGCGTTGCGCGGCAAGTCGATCTATCCGGTGCTGCGCGAGCGCGGCTATGGCGTCTCCTTCGACGCCGCCGGCACGGCCTATCTGCCGCAGTTGACCGCCGGTGGCGCCAACGGCTCCTTCTTCGCCGAGGGGCAGCCGATCCGGGTCGGGCGCGTCACCGTCACGGCGCCGACTTTCACCTCGCGCAAGATGGGCGTGATCATCCCCTTCTCGCGCGAGGCGGCCAAGCGCTCGACGCCGAGCCTGGAAGGCGTCGTCCGCAAGGCGATCCTCGACGATACCTCCGCCGTGCTCGACACGCATCTGCTCGATGCGACCGCGGGCGACAGCATCCGCCCGGCCGGCCTGCTCTATGGCGTCGCGCCGGCCGCGTCCGGCTATGGCGGCGGCGACCATGTCGCGGTCAAGGAGGATTTCAAGGCGCTGCTCAAGCCCTTCTTCGATGCCGGCGCCGCCGACGGGATCACGGTGGTGATGAACCCGGCGCAGGGTCTGTCGATCGCTATGATGGACGGCCCGGCCAACAATGCCGGCTGGTTCGCCGAGATCGCCAAGCGGGTGAACATCGTCGAATCCACCCACGCCAATGCGAAGCGGCTGGTCGCGGTGCGCAACAGCGACTTCGCCACGGCGCTCGGGGACCTTCCGGAGTTCGAGGTCAGCAACCAGGCGACCATCCACATGGACGACGCCAATCCGGCGGAGATTGTCGCGACCGGCCCGGCGCCGGCCGCTCCGGTCCGCTCCTTCTGGCAGACCGACTCCATGGGCGTGCGCATGATCATGGACGTGTCGTGGAAAATGGCGCGCACCGGCATGGTCAGCTGGATCGACAACACCAGCTGGTGACGCCGCCGGCCGGGCCGCAGCGTCCGCCACATCGCTCCCAATCGCTGAACAGCGACCGGGCCATGACGGCCCGGTCGTTCCCCGCCAGATATGGAGGCTCGCAAGCCCATGACCGTCCGTCGTTTTGAAGTGTCCGTCGTCACTGCCGCCGATGGCAGCGCCACCGTTTTCAGCCCCTGGCTGTCCGGCAAGCTCGCTGCGATCCACTATCTGAAGACCGACTTCGCCGATGGGGTCGACTTCACCATCACCTCGGAAGCCACTGGCGAAGGCCTTTGGGTCGAAGCCAACGTGAACGCCGCGACCGCGCGCTATCCGCGCGCCGCGACCCATAACAGCTCCGGTGTGGCCGCGCTCTACGCCTCCGGCGGCACGGCTGTACAGGCGCCGATCACGCTCGGACGCGACCGGGTCAAGATCGCGATCGCGGCCGGCGGCAATGCCAAGTCCGGCAAGTTCCTCATCCTGATCGAGGATTGAGCGTCGCGGGGCGCCCGCCGCGGCGCCCCGCTTCTTTTTGACCGGAGGGCAAGCCGATGATCGAAACCTGGTATGTGCTCGCGGATGGCCGCGTCGCCGACCCCAACCATGTCGCGCCGGACGAACAGGGCGTGCTGCGCCATAAGGAGGGCGTCGCCGTCGCACTCGGCCCGCATGGTCCGCGCTCTCGTTCGATCGACGCCGATGCGGAGCGGGCCACGTCCGTCGCGCGGGCTGAAGCGGAGCGCGCCGCGGCCGAGGAGGCTGCCGCGAATGCAGAAGCTGCGCGCCTTGCCGAGGCGGAACAGTGCAAACGGGACGCCGCTGCCGCGGAGGCCGAGCGCCTGAAGGCGCAGGGCGCCCCCAATGGCGAGCGTGACATGCAGCCGGCGGCCGGCAAGCCCTACCGCACCCGCGACGCCAAGGCGAAGGACTGACCGGTGTCGATGCTGGCGCGCCTGCGCGGCTTCATCCGCCGCGGCCACGGCGAAGGCGAGATCCGGCCGGGCCCCTATCGCATCAGCGACGGCTGGCTGCCCGCCGGATCGGCGGNGAACTGGTGGCAGATGGGCAAATCGCCGGCCTCCTTCGGGGAAGGCAATGCCATGGTCGAGGCCTGCGTCTCGGCCTATGCCCAGACCATCGCGATGTGCCCGGGCGATCACTGGCGGAGCCTCGGCGACGGCGGGCGCGAACGCGTCACCTCCTCGGCGCTGTCGCGGATCATGAAGCGCCCGAACGACTATCAGACGATCTCGGACCTGCTGCTCAACCTGGCGCGGCGGCTCTATGACGGCGGTGAGACCTTTGCTCTCGCGGTTCGCAACAGCCGCTTCGAGCCGTCGGAACTGCACCTTATGCGCCACGGCTATCCGGTGATCGCCGCCGATGGCTCGATTTTCTATCAGCTCGGCGGCAACGAGATCGTTGAGCGCCGTTTCGATCTATCGCAACCGATCCCGGCCCGCGACGTGCTGCATGTGCGTCTGCACACGCCCCATCATCCGCTCAAAGGCGCCAGCCCGATCCTCGCAACCGTCCTGGAGCGGGGCTTGGCAGGCGCGGCCCTCAACCAGCAGGTCGCCTATTACCTNAACCAGGCCCGCCCCTCCTGGGTTCTGGAGACCGAAACGCAATTAACTGCGGTGCAGGTCAAGGAGCTGCGCGAGCGCTGGGAGGAGCAGACCACCGGTGAGAACGCCGGCCGCACGCCGATCCTGACCGCGGGCCTCAAGGCCAAGGCGGCCCCGACGACTGCGCAGGACGGCCATCTCGCCGACATGCTGAAGCTGACAGATCAAGGAATCGCACTGTCCTTCCGGATCCCGCTCCAGATCCTCGGCATCGGTGGTACGCCCTTCGCGTCCACCGAAGCGCTGATGGCTTCCTGGCGCGCCTCGGGACTCGGCTTCGCACTCAACCACATCGAGGAGGCATTCGGCCTGCTCTTCGGACTGAAGGGCTGGCCAGACGACTATCTCGAGCTCGACACCAATGCCTTGATGCGCTCGGCCTTCAAGGAGCAGATCGAGGGGCTGGCGCGTGGCGTCATCTCCGGCATCTATGCCCCCGACGAGGCTCGCGCCTTCGTCGACCTGCCGGCGGTTCCGGGCGGCGTCGGCAAGGAGCCGCGCGTGCAGCAGCAGGTCGTGCCCCTGAGCTATGGCAGCGCCCTGAAGCCGGCCGANCCCGTCGCAGCGCCGACGCCTCCTAAGCAGGATGGCGGCGATCCCGCCGTCGAACACGACCAGACCCATTCCGCCAGCGCGATCGAGCAGCGACTCCATGGCTATGCAAGCAGCCTACACTGAAGCGCTGGAGCGCGCCCTCGGCAGCGTCATCGCCCGCGCGACGGCGGAGCTCGCCCTGCTGCGCGACCGCGCCGACGCCGTGCTGGCGCAGGCGTCAGCCCGTCTCGCCGAAGCGGAAACGCGGTTGCAGCAGGTCGAGGGTCGCATTGCACAGATGGTTGCAGAGCAGGTTTCGGCAGTCGTTGCCGCCCTCCCGCCACCGGCGCCAGGCAAGGACGCCGACCCGGAGGTGGTGCGCGCCCTGATTGCCGAGGCCGTCGCCGCCCTCCCGCCACCGGCGCCGGGCCGCGACGCGGATCCGGAGATGATGCGCGCCATGATCGCCGAGTCCGTCGCCGCGATGCCCGCGCCGGCGCCGGGCCGCGACGCGGACCCGGACGTGATGCGCGCCATGATCGCCGAGGCTGTCGCCGCCCTGCCCGCGCCGGCGCCGGGCCGCGACGCGGACCCGGACGTGATGCGCGCCATGATCGCCGAGGCGGTCGCCGCGCTGCCCGCGCCGGCGCCGGGTCGCGACGCCGATCCCGAAGTGATGCGTGCCATGATCGCCGAGGCGGTCGCCGCGCTGCCCGCGCCGGCGCC